GGTACACCTGATCCTAAAACGATGGGTGGCAAGAAAAAAATTAATCCTAAAAAACAACCGGGTTTAGCAAAATTAAAAAAGAAAAGACCTGATGTTGTAGCTAAAATGGGCTATTTCAAAAAAGGTGGTAGAGCATAATGGCAAAACTTTGTGCAAGAGGAAAAGCAGCAGCGAAGCGTAAATTTAAAGTTTACCCTTCAGCGTATGCTAATATGTATGCTTCTGCAGTTTGCTCAGGCAAAGTAACACCTGGCGGCAAAAAAAGAAAAAAAGCAGCCGGCGGTGGCTTTATGGCAAAACGAACAAGAATGTATGGCTAACGGATTAAGAAAATGGGTATCGGAGAAATGGGTCGACATTGGAGCACCGAAGAAGAACGGAAAATATCAACCTTGCGGGAGGCAGAAAGGCAGCAAGCGCAAGTATCCAAAGTGCGTCCCACTTGCAAAAGCCACAGCGATGACAAGTTCGCAAAAGGCGAGTGCTGTCAGACGAAAAAGAGCAGCCAGCAACACAGGACCAAAACCGACTAATGTTGCAACTTTTGCTAAAAGAAAAAAAGCGGCTGATGGTGGTTATATTGGAAGTTTTATAAAATTAGATATTGATGGTAAAGTTGTTGGTAATCCATCTTATAAAAAATATTACAAAGGTATGATATAATGTTTAGACGACAATTTAAATCAGGGAGTACACCCGCATGGCAAAGAAAAGAGGGCAAGTCGCCTACAGGTGGTTTAAACAGAAAAGGGATCGCGTCTTACAGAAGAGCAAATCCCGGATCAAAACTATCTATGGCAGTAACCACGAAGCCATCGAAATTAAAAAAGGGGAGCAAAGCTGCGAAGAGAAGAAAGAGCTTTTGCGCTCGTATGAAGGGAATGAAAAAAAGACTGACTTCAGCTAAAACTGCAAGAGATCCAAATTCTAGGATAAATAAGTCACTTAGAAAATGGAATTGTTAAACTAACCACAGGAGAAAGAATGGAAGACTTAGAATATATTGTTAAAATTCAAAAGATATTGCGTGATAACTATCAAGCAATTGGTGATACCATGATGTCAGGAGGTGTTGACAATATGGAAAAATACAAATATATGTTAGGACAGGCACATGCCTATCAATTAATACAACAGGAAATCTCTAACCTGCTAAACAAAAAGGAGCAAAAAGAAGATGAAAAATTCAGAGAACCAAACATCGTCGATTTCAACAAACGAGATCCCCAAACATAAAAACGCATTAGAAGAAAAATACAAAAAAACAGAAACTAAAAGATTAGACGAAAATAATATTCAATCGGTTATTGATCAACTACCTAATCCATCAGGATATAGAATGTTAGTTCTACCTTTTACACCAAAAGAGAAAACTAAAGGTGGAATTATATTTTCACAAGAATCATTAGACAAAGCCAGAATTGCCACGAATTGTGGTTATGTTTTAAAACTAGGACCTCTTTGTTATCAAGACAAAGAAAAATTTTCGACAGGTCCTTGGTGTAAAGAAAAAGATTGGGTTATCTTTGCCAGATACGCTGGTTCAAGATTACCAATAGAAGGTGGTGAAGTCCGTCTTCTTAACGACGACGAGGTTTTGGGTACAATCAAAGATCCAGAATCTGTGTTGCATTATATATAAACATAGGAGGAAAAAACTATGCCAGACGAACAAGTCAAACAAGATAAAGATGTCCCAATGGTAGACATCGATACTTCAGGTCCAGGTGCTGATGTTGAATTAGAAGATCAGAAACCAGAAACTGAAGTTGAAACTAAAGAAGAACCTAGTTCCTCGACGCCCGCTGCAGAGCCTAAAGAAGAGAAGGTAGAAGCGAGTGACGAGCAGCAGGAAACTAAACAGGAAGAAAAACCTGAAGCCAAGAAAGACGAATTAGAATCTTATTCCAAAGACGTGCAAAGAAGAATTGCTAAATTAACTAAAAAATGGCGAGAAGCGGAAAGACAAAGAGAAGAAGCTTTGACTTATGCTAAATCTGTTTTATCTGAAAAAGAAAAGTTAAATAAACAATTCTCTTCTTTAAAAACGGCTGGAGTTAAAGATCGAGAAGAAAAAATCAAAGCCGGTTTAGATGCAGCTCAAGCTAGACTTTCATCTGCTCGAGAAGCAGGTAACGTTCAAGCCGAAGTTGAAGCACAAAAAGAAATTGCTCGACTTGGTTATGAAGAGGCTAGACTTCAAGAGATGAAGGTAATGGCTGAAACTGAAGCTAAATCGACTAAACCAGATATTAATTTAGCAAGAACAATTAATGCAGAACAGTATACAACTGATCCTAAAGCAGAAGATTGGGCTTCTAAAAATAGATGGTTTGGCACTGATACGGCAATGACGTATACAGCGTTTGATCTACATAAAAAACTAGTGGAAGAAGAAGGTTATGATCCTGCTTCTGACGAATATTATGCTGAAATTGATAAGAGAATAAGACTTGAATTTCCGCAGAAATTTGTTAATAATGAAAGCAAGGTAGAAAATTCTACGACCAAACCGACACAAATAGTCGCTTCAGCGAAGCGAAGTGTAAAACCTGGTCGCCGAACCGTGAGACTCACCCCTACTCAGGTTGCTATCGCTAAAAAATTAGGAGTGCCATTAGAAGAATATGCGAAACAATTAAAAATCACGAAGGAGGTTTAAGCATATGAGTGAAGATAAAAATATTAAGACCCCACGTGCGAGCCAGTCTAGAGCTAGAGATACTAGACCAAAGACTTGGACTCCACCATCATCTTTAGATGCACCACCTGCGCCCGACGGATTTAGGCACAGATGGATACGAACTGAAGTTTTAGGTTTCGACGATACCAAAAACATGTCAGGTAAAATGAGATCCGGATGGGAATTGGTTAGAGCCGATGAATATCCAGACTCAGAGTATCCACAACTAAAAGACGGAAAATACGCAGGAGTGATCGGAGTTGGCGGCCTTGTGCTGGCAAGGATACCTGAAGAGATCGCAAAATCTCGAGAAGCGTACTTCAATAGAATGACGCAAGAACGAGATCAAGCAGTAGACAACGATCTTATGAAGGAACAGCACTCAAGTATGCCTATCAATGCTGATAGGCAGAGTCGTGTAACTTTTGGTGGGACTAAAAAGTAATTTTTTAGAGATACCAACAGACGCGATAAAGTAAAAACTAAAACTAAGGAGTAAATAACATGGCTAACAAAGACGCTGCTTTTGGTTTAAAACCAATAGGCAAAGTTGGTCAGAATAAAGACAACCAAGGTTTAAGTGAATACTCTATTGCTGCAAGTACAACTTCTGCAATATATCAAAATGACCCTGTCAAAGTAACTGACAACGGTACAATTGATGTAGCAGGAACTACTGGATCAATTTTGGGTTCATTAAACGGTGTGTTTTATACTGACTCATCGACAAGCAAACCGACTTGGGCTAATCACTTAGAAACTTCTAACGCTGCAACAGACATCGTTGGTTTCGTATCTGATGACCCATATGAAAGGTTTGAAATACAATCAGAAGGTACTTTACCTAAAGTAAATATCTTCGCTAACGCAAACACTGTATACACTGCAGGTGATTCAGCAAACTATGTTTCTAAAGTAGAGATTTCTGCTACTACAGGAACAACTGCTGCATCTCAGTTGAGAATTGTTGGAGTTTCTAAAGACCCTGACAACAGTGAGTTATTAAATGCAACAACTTACGCAACAAACGTAAACGTTATTGCTATGATTAATAACCATGCGTTAAAAACTACAACAGGCGTATAATAGAGGAGGATAATTATGGCGATAAGTAGAGGACAATTAGTCAAAGAACTCGAGCCGGGTTTGAATGCTCTATTCGGCTTGGAGTATAAACGATATGAAAATCAGCATGCTGAGATTTTCGACAGCGAAAATTCAGACAGAGCTTTTGAAGAAGAAGTGATGTTATCTGGATTTGCAAATGCACAAGTTAAACCAGAAGGTTCAGGTGTGACATTTGACAACGCTCAAGAAACTTTCACTGCTAGATATACGCACGAGACAATTGCTCTTGCATTCTCAATCACTGAAGAAGCGATTGAAGATAACTTGTATGACAGACTTGCGTCTA